CTTTAGATCAAATGGAAACTTTAGGTAGAGTATTCTTGGAAATTAGAGTAGGTAATTTGACTACTGCTGAATTAAAAAGAGACATTATACTATTTGCTAAAAACCATCCAGAAGATTTCTTAGATGCTCTTAGCGACCCAATGTTGGAGCTACAAGACACTGTAGTGAAAGTATTTGATAAAGGATTGTTAAGCTTAAGAAACAATGGTAAGGATGTTTATTATAATCTTAAGACTAAAAAAACTAAACTTTTAACTATTCCTTTTGGAGATGATCACGTACAAACTGTGGCGTCATTCTTCCAGAAAGATGAGGGTATTGAGATATATAAAGCCTTCCAGGATATGTTAGAAAAATAGGCTATCTTTGTAAGATTATTAACCACTTAATTTTTTAAACGATGCAAAAGTTTTTAAGTATACCAGTTACAAACGAGCAAAATCAATTAGTCTCGTGTAACGACATTAAATTAATTGAAGTAGGAGATGGCTCAGGATCAAATCCAACCACAACAACTACTTTATTTTACGGAGGAGGAAAAAAAGTAACTCTTACTCACGCTGCAGTATCTGCTGGAAGCGAAGAAATGAGAGATGCTATTCAGGATGGTGTTGTTCAAGTATTGAAACAACAATGGACTGAAGTTGTTTTACAAATGGGTTCTTTACCAAAAGCGGTAAGCGGAATCGCAATAGCTTAAGATATGGAGAAGTTTTTAAACGTACCCGTATATAGTTTAGTTACTACCGGAACTTCTGTTACTGCAGTTGGATCAGCAAGCTTAACAGTTAGTGATTCTAGTTTAGCTAATGTAGCTGTTGGAGATATTGTTCACGTAGACGCAGCAGGTATTAATAAGTATTTTTTAGTTTCATCATTGATAGATGAAAATAATGTAGTTTTAAAACCTTTAGACGGGGGGACCGTCCCAGTAGCTGCTGATTTAGACTTTTTTGTTCATTCAGGAACCGTTAACAACGGTCAATTGGTTTCTGGTTCAGGAGTTTTATTAGTAGAACAAACTAGTACTAGCACTGTTGCTATTACTTATGACGCAGCAGCAGCAACTGATGTTGTTACTTTAACACACACTCCAGTTCCTTCAGGAGGTGAAGATGTTAGAGATTTAATTGAAGATGCAATAGTTAAAGGTTATTCTTCTAGCTGGACAGAGATTTCTCACGAGGGCTCTGTTTTACCTTATAAAGTGATAGGAGTTTCCATAGGATAACATTTTATCTAATATACTACACAAGAGCTTCTATTGCTAGAGGCTCTTTTTTTTTGCTTATCTTTGTATGAAAAGATTTTAGATGATAAATTCTGTTAGAAATACTGTTCTTTCTATACTGAATAAAAATAATTACGGATACATTTCTCCAGCTGACTTTAACCTTTTTGCAAAACAAGCACAGCTCGATATATTTGAAGATTACTTTTATCAGTATAATACTCAAATAAATAAAGAAAACAATAGATTAGGTAGACTTTCAGGCACAGGATACGCTGACATTAAAAAAGGATTAGAAGAAGTATTAGATAGTTTTTCTGTTACATCATTTTTAACCAGAGTAAATGCCAACAACTACTCCTTGCCATTAGATTATTATTTAATTGATAAAATTTTTTATTATCCTACACAACTAGCTACAGGGACAACTACTAGCACAACAGCTGGTAAATTAAACAACGTTGATGCTAATTTTTCTGGTGTAATAAATATAGGTGACATAGTAGTTAATACTACAGATTCTATTTCTGCTTATGTCACTGCCGTATCTAACACTTCTTTAACTTTAAGTGCTGATATAATTGTAACAGCCGAAAATTATGCAATATATAGCGATACTAATATTACAGAAGTAGAAAGAGTTAATCAAAACAAAATATTTTATTTAACTAATTCTAACTTAACCGCTCCTACCACACAATATCCTGCTTATGTTTTAGGTGGAGCTACTAGCACAAGTATAGGAAATAATATTACTGTTTACCCATCTACTATTAGCGGAGTGGCAGATGTTCAAACACAATATGTAAGATATCCTCTAGACCCTAAGTGGACTTACCAAACTTTAACAGGAGGACAACCTTTATTTGACCAGTCTCAAGCAGATTATCAAGACTTTGAATTACCTTTATCAGATGAGACGGATTTGGTTATTAGTATTTTAAAATATGCTGGTTTATCAATTAGAGAGGCTGATGTAGTTCAAGCAGCTGATGCACAGCAAAAAATGGAAACCATACAAGAAAATACTTAATGGCATATATATCACAATATCAATATTATGAAAATAGCGGAAACTGGGGTTCTTATCAATATGTTTCACTACAAGACATAGTTAACAATTATATGTTAATGTATGTTGGTAACAATCAACTTGTTAATAACATAGACAGGTATCAAGTTTTGTTTCACGCTAAAAGAGCTATTCAGGAACTTAATTACGATGCATTTAAAGAAATTAAAATACTTCAATTAGATGTTGGTTCTAATTTAAGATATGTATTACCTCCTGATTTTGTTAACTGGGTTAGAATATCTATATATCACAATGGAACTTTATTTCCTTTAAGTGAAAATATTCAAACTAATTATGCTTCTGCATATTTACAAGACAACAACAATAATTTACTTTTTGACGCTAGTGGTAATGTGTTAAGTCCTGAAAGCTCTCAAATTACACAAGATAGGATAGCTGGGCTTACAAGAAGTCAGTATTTAAATGAAACAAGTCCTTACTATGGTTATTATGGTTTTTGTTTGGAAGGAAATTGGTATTTTGATTTTTCTATTGGAGGTGCTTATGGCTTAAATACAGAAACAGCAAATGCACTTCCTACTTTTAAAATAGATAATAAAGGTGGTGTTATTAATTTTAGTTCAGGAGCGGGTAATAAGTCAGTTGTATTAGAATATGTTTCTGACGGGATGGAAAATGGAAACGACTCATTGGTGACTGTCAATAAAATGTTTGAAGAGTTTTTATATTCCTATATAACTTACTCTATATTAAACACTAAACTAAACGAACCAGAATATATTATTAATAGATATAGAAAAAGCAAATCAGCATTACTTAGAAATGCCAAGATAAGAATGAGTAACATTCACCCAGGAAGACTACTTATGAATTTAAGAGGTCAAGATAAGATTATAAAGTAATATGCAATTAAATAGTTTTTTCTTCAAAGGCATAATGAATAAGTCTAGTGACGAAAGGATACTACCTCCTGGAGAATATGTAGACGCATTAAATGCTAGGCTTGGTTCAACAGAAGACTCTGAGATTGGAACATTAGAAAACACTAAAGGAAACGAATTACTTACTAATATTACTAATCAAGGAGTGGCTTTAACCGCCAACGCTCTTTGTATTGGTTCTTTTGCTGATGATACAGATGAAACTATTTATTGGTTTATTACGGATCCTAGTATAGTTGATTTAATTGTTTCATTTAACGCAAAGACATCTCTTACTAGATACCACATTGTATCTACTACTGTGCTTAACTTTAATTCTAAAAACCTAATAACAGGAGTTGAGTTAATAGATAGATTTTTAATATTTACAGATAATTTAAATCCTCCTAGAAAAATAAATGTAGATAGGTCTTATGGGTTTCCTATCAGTGGTGTAGACCAAATTACAGACGAAGAAATTAATTTAATAGTTAAACCACCTATTAGCCCACCTACTTTTACTTTATCATCTTCCGACAATGATGATCAAAGTTTTTTTACAGACAAGTTTATTTCCTTTGCTTATAGGTTTAAATATGAAGACGGGGAGTATTCTTCATTATCTCCATTTAGCTTACCAGCTTTTGAGCCAGAAAGTCCAAACGTGGTTGAAGTTGATTTTAACACCATAAAAAATGAATCTATGGTTAATGCATATAATGCAGCGACCGTTTTTTTTAGTACTGGTTCTAAGTTAGTAAAAGAAATAGAGCTTTGTTATAAAGAAAGTTCAAGCACTGTTATTAAGGTAATTGATAAATACAATAAAGCTGACTTAGGTTGGTCTGATAATTCTACACAATCTATATTTTTTAGAAATAAAGAAGTATTTAGGGTACTATCTGCCAATGAAAGTTTAAGATTGTATGATAATGTTCCATTAAAGGCAAAAGCTTTAACACAATCTGGAAATAGATTAATGTTAGGAAACTATGTAGATGGATATGATATGAAGTCTACAGATGGAAATGACGTTAAATTAAACTATGTTTCTTCGCTTGTAACGGATAGATTACAGTTCGATCAGAATGGAAATTCAGTTACAACAAAAATTGAGGGTGAATTTGTTTCTTCAGATTACCAAGTATTAAATGGAAGTGCCACTCCAAGTACAGTAAGTGTAGATAACTCCAAAGCTGTTTTTAATTTTTTAGACGAATTAGGCAACCCTATAAGCTTTAATCAAGGAACTTTTGTGTCCTTTAGTGCTACTTTAAAAAGTTATTTTT